GCTTCAACTTCAGCAAACTGAACCTGCTCCGGTGTTGAAGCATCGTTATTGCCTTGAAAGTTGATGCTGCTCAGAACATCACTGTCCTGACCAGCGACTGAGCTGCCACGATGGTGATACAGCGTGATGTCAGCAGCACTAACCGCAACAGCTTCAGCCGACTCAATAAACAGACCAGTGTTGGCTACTGATTCTGTGATGTGGAGCGGATGCTGCGGGTCAGACTCATTGACACCAACCTTGTCGCTTTTAAGCGTGACGCGTGCAGCAGTCGTGCCAGCTGCAGCAGTCATCAACTGCAGAATGCCGTCTTCGCTGCCATCAGTAACGTCAGCGATGCGGGTCAGGATTTGACCGTAGGCAATAGCTTCACCAGCTTCGTTTTCACCACGAAACTCAAGATTGCCAAGGTTGTCGTTGGCAGCAGGTGATGCAGAGTTGCGATACAGCACCACATCAGGTGCCGTATCTAAGCCAGCATCAGTATTTTCGATGATGACTTGGTCAGTCGTATCGGTGCTGAACAGATGCAGCTGAGCTGCTGCCGTTCCAGTGCCTAGCTGGAAGCCTGCAGTGGTGAACTTGGCGACGTAACTGCTGTTGGCAGAAATTGCAATTTCGTTTGAGGCAGAACGATAAAAACCAGTGACGCTTGCATCTTCTAAAAAGCTGATTGCAGGCGAAGATTCCGATCCATCAGGTACTGCCTTATGCAGCGTGTCAAAACGCAGCTGCTTGTTTTTAACTGAGCTGTTTGCCTCGTCAGCGTCAACGACAACAAAAGCGTCTGCAGCAGCTGGTGAGGTCAGGCTATTGAGCTGTGAAATCTTGCGATCAGCCATCAGCCTGCCTCCAGGGTTTCAACGCGAGCAGTCAAGGCAGCAATTTCGGCAAAAGCCTCTTGCAGCGCAGCAGTCAAAAGAGGCACAAGCTTGGCCTGGTCAATGCCCTGATAGACAGGATTGCCGTTAGAATCTTCTTCATCTTTAGTTCCTGTAATTGCTTCTGGAACAACAGACTGCACCTCATGGGCAAGAAAACCATCAACCGTAACTGATGGATTGCTAATAAAATTAAATCGTTTGACGTCAAGATCGTTTAAACGTGCCTTGGCACCAGTCAAGGCAACAACGTTTTCTTTTAACCGATAATCCGAACCGGTGTTGTAAGCAGTAGAACTTTCTGAAACTGAAATTGTTCCGACTGCAGTTGTTGCGTAGTGAAAACCAAGAATGTTGCCGGTTGATGTGTGGCGATTTAAGGCAAGACATTCACTAAAATTTCCAATGTTGACTCGGCCACTATCGGTAAATTGAATCCCAGTAGAGTTATTTCTTACAGGATTATTAGTCGTCTTCCAAAGCAGCGATGGGCCTCCGTTCTCGGTATTGAGGCTTCCGCCAATCAACATCCGATACGTTCCACCCGTTGAAAAGGCAATCGTGTCGGCCTCTGACCTATATAAACCTGTGTCCGTATCAGTGGTGAACCTGAATCCGGGTGTTCCGACTGAACCATCAGTAATCGTAAATCCCCCATCAAGACCACGCAGTGCAACCCAAGCACTGTTCGTGCCGTTCCTGATCTTTAGCTCGCTTGTGGTCGTATCAGCCCAAAACTGATAGGCATAGGTTGTTGATGGCGCGGTTGCCCCGCTATGCGTCGTAAAGAGGGCAGCTAACTGGTTGTTTAGGTCAGCCCTTACGGCTGCACCGCTGCCATTTGCAACCACGCCATCCGCTTGTGCCATGACAAAACCTAAGCCTGCTGTGTTCCGTATCCTACTGCAGTGTAACTAAAAAATCTGTTGACAAATTCATCGCCATCAAACGTCCCTTTGAAGGTGATCGTAAAGCCAGTTGAGGTTGGCTCACTTAATTCAAAGTAGTCGTTTGGCTCCATATCTTGAGCTGTGATGCCCACCGAAACAGCAGTGTCAGCATCAATGTAAAAAGGCTTTTCAAAAGTTACCGTTTTTGTACCAAGGCCAGATCGGATGATTCCGCTGTTTTCAGTGCGACGCTCCAGTTGCACAGACACGCCGAGTTGGTCAACCAAAGGTGTTTGGTCGGCATGATCAGTCGTTAATACAGCTTTGAATTGGAACGATCGGCCAACGTAAGCGTTGTTTTCAAGCGGAATCCACTCCTCAAATGTCAGGTCAGACTCTTGCCTGATGCTTGAACCATCCTCAAGCTGCAATTTGTCAGTATCTTCTTTAATAAAGTTAGACTCGGTTGCGCCTGCATCTGATTTGCGGAAATACATTTCAACGTTGGTGTCGTCAGCAATTTCGCCATCAAAGTCTGACCAAAGGTCAATTAGCTCAGTGCGATCATCAATAAGATCACTTTTGTAAAGACCTCTGGTCGAAAGAATGCGGTTAAATCGCACGTTGTATTTTGCGCCAAGGTCAACGACCTTTTGGAAAATGTACTCGCCACTAGAAAACTGCGTTCCAAAAAGGCTGTCGATGTTGTCGGTAAAACCGTCGAGGTTTGCAATATCGTCAAATGACGCATCGCCATCAAAGATCAAGCCGTCATATTCGCTGCTATAAACGACGTTGGTCTTTTGGCCAGGAAACTCGCCAGGCGATTCATCCTCGCGGTAAACCTCGTAGTCATACTTGGGAATAGCATCTGGAACGTTGATAACAGCGCTGCCAGCATTGGCACTACGCTGCTGCTGTGCGTTAACAAACTTGACCAGATATTCACCGTTCAGCAAAGGTAATGTCACAGCAGTTGTCCGCGCTTCGACCTTGGCAAGCAAGACACTGTTAGGCCACGTTCCAGAGCCATCCGTTTTTGCGTTATGGCGAATGTGCGCAACAAAGCTTTCAATCTTTTGACCGCTTGCTGTTGGTGCCCAGCGAAGAACAACTTGATCACTGCCAATCAATTCAATCGTTACATCTTCAGGATCAGGCGGCAGCACAACAACAGCTTGACCATCTGCATCATCACTCGTGCCACCCACGCCAATAACACGATTAATAAAGGCATAGTCAGATTGCTTGCGATCAGGTTCAGGACCAATTGCCTTGACCTCTACATACAGCCGCTTGTTTGGGACAAGATTGCTGGTTATATCGATTGAATTGTTGGTTGTAACAACAGTTGTGTAGTTACCGCCATCACCGATCTTGTATCGAACCTTGAACTCTGCCGTTGTTCCTGCAAGGCCACGAGTCCATGATACCGTCGCACGGTTTGTCGTATTACGACCATCATCAACCTGCTGAAACGTAATACTCAGATTCGTAGGCGCGTCGGGTCTGCCTCCATATGCAAAAGGAGTAGGCAAAACAAGGTTGCGATCAGTCTCCTCGACAATTCGATAAATGCCATCAATGTGCTTTACGCCGACAATGCTATAAACACCAGCCTCGCCTTCAGCGACAGACAAACAGCGGTACTTGTTCAAAGTAACCGAATCGTTTTTAATTGCAAAAAGCGCATCATCCGGCGGCGGCTGAGTGAAAGGGGTTGAAAGAGTGACTTTGATGCCACTAACACTTGAAATCGCCCGAGTTTCTACCGTCCCATCAGCCATCACAACCGACAGCTTGTTATTGCTACCACTGGGCAAGACTGCTGTTTGATCAAGATCCACAAAATCGCGTGTCGCTCCAACAATCCGACCAGCGAGTCGCGTTGTAAGGCGCATTTCATCGGACACCTCAAACACTTGACCAGGCAGAACGTTTAAGCCTTCAAGGCCAACAGAGAACGTGACGGTTTCGTCATGCAGCTTTTCAGATTGCATGATCCAACGCCCCATCCGCTGGGCTTGATATTTAGACGTACAACCAAACGCAACAACGCTTTTCTCTTGTATGCCGTATTTTTCAATTAACGCCTGATCCTCGATGATAATAAAGTTTGGCTTGTAGAAGTTGTCTGGATCGTTGTATCGAACGCGAACACGAGTGCTACGAGTCTTAAGGGATGAACCGCTATAAGCAAACGCACCACCTACAACATTTGAATTACTAAAAACATGTATGGCCGGAACGTTTTCATAGCCAAGCTCTCCATGATCTGCAGCGATCTGTATGTTGTCTGCTTTCCAGAAAAGCATTCCCCGGAAAACGCTGGCCATATCTTGCAGGACGTTGTAAGCCTCAGCCTGCGATCCAATGACAGTGTTTATGGCAAAACGCGGCTCTTGTCCTTCAGGTGTGCTGACCAGCTCATTGCAATAACGAGCAATATCAATCAGATCAACCCAGTTTAGATTTGACTGATCAATGAAATCACCTGCGCCATAGCGACTGTTGGTGAGCATGTCATAGAAACAACAGACCGGGCACGTCGTCCAATGCAGATCTGTTGTCAAGCTGCCATCAAACGGAATATCGCTTGTATTAAACGCAAGGCTGCCATCAGCACGAACCTCGCTGTAATTTGACGGAAGTTTTACCTTCAGCCCGCGTACGTCATACGCCCTGGCAGGCAGTGTGTTGTATTCCTCTGAGTCAATGCTCAAATATGCAAGCGCAGTGTGCGGATACGAAACCTTGACGCGCTTGCCAAGAACCATGCTGGACCAGATAATCGTGTCTCCTCGTTTACTTGCTAGTGGGGTGTTTTTAGGCAGGTCTTCCAAGTCATCAAACTTAATTTCAAACGCATCTTCTGCATTATCAAATTGAAGCTTTCTTACCCTGATGCGATACGGAAACTTGAATCCACGCAAATCAATTTCTTGAGTTTCGTATTGATATTCTGACGATGAAATGCCTTTTATAACGTTCTTCTCGCTTGTGTTGATTGATGCAATGTCGATCTGCTTAAAAGCACCGCTTTGATCTTGGATTTCAACAGCAAGCTTGATCTGAGCAAAAAACAGCTGTCCACGCGCCAAGCCTTCTGCAGCAACGCAAAACAACTTTGGAATCGTAAAAATTAGTTTTACAAAATCAACTTCTGAGTCAGTGATGTCACGAATAACTTGGCCCGCTCCATAATCGCGGCCATCCTGTTTGACTAAGTTTTCGTCCGTTACCGTTTCGCTGTAGTTTTTTCCAATTTGTAATCCGACGGGCTCAATCGTTGTTAGTGCGTCAGAGAAAACTGTGCGACTTCTAAATTCGCTTTGATTTTGAGTGCCTTCCGTTCTGGCAATAAAAACAGCTCGCTGTTGCAACTGATCAAACGTGACTTCTGTCTCGTTCAAGAAGACGCTTTTACGATGATGCACAAAGCCTTCGATCGGGCCCTCGCAAATGGCGTCAATCAGCTTGAGATTGGTTTTTGAATTTAACGCCATGAGTCCTAAATGAGGTCGTAGCCGTATGCTTGCAACCTTAGCCTTGCGTTTTCATGTACGGCAACATCGATTATTTCAACTTTGATTGTAACCTTCCTGCCGTCCCCAATCCTTGGCATCTCTAGCCTGTGCGCATATGTCACGTCTTGCGTCTGCAGCAACAGGCCTTGAATAGTTGCGCGTGCTGAGGCCGCAACAATGTCGTTTCCTTCTGGAAGGCTGACCTCTAGCTTTATCTGATAAGTAATGAAACCATCAATCTTTGTAGATCCCTTCGCACCTGCAAAATCAAACAATCCTTTGTCTATCTGAAAAATAACATCAAACTTTTTTCGCCTTTCGCTTCTGTAATATTCGAGGCCACTTTTTGAAAGAACCTCGCCTTCTTCTAAAGGGTCGTCCCCATTAGGGCCAAAAACCTTGTTAATGGCTATTTTTTTGTCTTTATTAGTATCATCTGCATTAACGACTAAATCACCTGCCTTGCCACGGAGGGTTTTTAGGCCTCCAAGGCTTTGCAACTCTCGCGTAAGTTTTTGACCATTGACTCGCAAGGTTCTCAAGCCAGGCGTTTGCGTTTCAAGCTTCAAGGGGTCAGAGTCGTCAGCAACTTCAACATTTGCTGCCAACAAATGTGCACCAGTAATTACGCGCCCATAGATCACAGGAATTGTCGCACCCGTTCCAACGGTATTGGCAGGACCAGTAAACGCATAAGACTGTTGTCCTAGTCCTCCACGAGTAATGCCGTCAGGGCGTTCACCTCTAACTCTTGTGCCTTTACCTTGAATTCTGTCCGCACCAGCGTTGGCAAGCTCTGGCTGGGGCGACAAAAGCTGTGCTGTGCCGCCAAGAATTAACGCAATACCAATGTTGCCTGCCGCAACAGTTAAGCTTGTTCCTAAAGCAGTAGCAGCTCCCACAGTAGCTCCCGCAGCAGCGGTCGAACCAAATCCGAGCGCTCCACCTGCAAATAATCCTGCGCCAGGAAGCGCAGCCGCCAACGCAACCAAGCCAACACCAACCAAAATCTGCGTGGTTGGGTCTCCTCCGCTGCCTGTAATAACAGGAACCACCATCAGTGGCTTACTGCCGAATGGCAAGAGCAGTTCGTCATATCCCATCGACGACCCGCCTTGAATCACCTTGTATCCAATGCCGTTATGGTGCGCCTCAATCAACTCCTGCTTCAACTTGGGATAGTTGAAACACAACAGCTTGATCGCGTCAGCTGGTGTCCGCAGGTCGTAGTACTCGTGCTGCTTGCCGTACTTCTCGCCAAGCTCACCTGCCAGCAGGACAAGTTGCATGACGGTAAACAGCTGCGGTCCTCTGCCAATAGTACCGCCGTAAAGGCTCTACTGCACTTATGCCATTCATCCGTTGGTGCAAAATCCTGTCCCTGCCGACATAAATTGCTGCGTGCATCGGTGCTTTCGTTCCAAGCTTCATGATCAACACATCATGCGGCCTGCGATCTTCAAACGGAACACGCTCAAACCCTACAGCCTTCGCATGTTTTAGAAATATGCTCTCCGTCCGCTCCAGTGACTCAGGCCTTGGGAAATCAGGAATGTCAATGCCTAGCAGGTGGTAGTAATCCCGCAGCAACGAAAAACAGTCTTGCTTGCCGTATTCCCACTGCCGCCCCATCAAGGGTCGATAGTCAACCATTGCTTGTCTGGCACAGAGTAAACGTACCAAGGTAGCTTGGTTTGGCTACAGGCTCTGCGATCACAATCACTAACAGGCGTGCCCTGTGGGTGTGAATGAACAACAGCCTGTATCACTCCAGTAAGCATTGCTCGTGCATAATCCACTGGATTGATCGCGAAAGTATTTTCTGGGTCGGCCGCGATGTTACGGCACGGGAAGTACTTGCCGTTGACCACTAGGCCAGCAGACTCCTTGGGATGCTGTTGATTAGCGTGTCGAACGGCCTCAGGCTTGAAGTCTTGCGCCATAGAACCCCCCAAAAGGCAACTCTGCATTTTGCCCAAACCTGGCTTGACAGCTAGAAACACGCTTGCCGCAAATGTCGTTTGTCACAACACCATTGACAACGACTTTGTCGCTTTCAGGGATAGGAATGTCGTCAACAGTAAAGCAAGAATCACCGCTGTAGCCACATTCCGTTTTTCTGTATTTCCATGGGCAAAATTCCTCAACGGTGCGACGAGGCAACGCAACGTTTGTCAGATCAAGCTTAGGGGCAAGTTCAAACTCAACAAACTGCTGGTTTTCTGACGCAATCCTGTCGATATACCAGGTCTCTACAATCTTGGCTTGAGGGTCAGCCGTGTCGTTAAAAGTCTCCATGATGAAACTATCAGAGCCTTCCGTAACCAGTACGTCTTCAACGTCTTGATCCGGGGAAAACAATGAGCCTGCACTGAAATTGGCTGTGTCAATGAACTTGGCAAACGTGCGGATGCGTCTGACCTTCGCAGCCAAAGGCTCATACAGCGCAATTATGTTGCTGATTGCATTGTTGACGTTGGCAACACGCATCGTGGGTCGTGGCAGCGTACCCTTTGCCGAAAACTCAAAACCATCAATTTCAACAGGCACAGCAGAGTAAGTGTTGCCGTTGAACTTCAAATCTTCTGTCAGTCCATTTTTGCCTGCGTGATAAAGCAGCGTGAGATCGACACTGTTAACGGCTTCTGTTAGCTCAACTTCAAACAGATCAATGATTGCACTAGGCGCCAACTTAAGCAGTTCTTCTGCTAGTGGCTCAAACGCCTCCCAAGTGCAAGTGCCGTCAACCAGCGTTTGCGTGATTTTGAATGGGAACGCAGGCTCTAAATTCGGAAAGCTTGAGTAAACATCTGCAGGGGCAGTGGTGCCAGCAACAATGCACTTAAAGGCAAGCGTATTGCCTGAAGCTGGTTTTGCGCGAACAACATCGTTGACCAGAAACGCTGTTTCGGCAGTCCACTTGTGCAGCTCGTATGGATAAGCCATTAAGTCTCAAATACCTGAGTAAACGTAGCCGAAATGTTAAACAAATTTGCTACTGGCATATCTTTAGTCCAGTCAGTACAAATCCACTTGTATGAGCTGGTTTCGTCTGGAGGGCTCCAAGTAAAAGACTCAACGCCGCCGCGTGCCTCCAAAAAGTCTTCAATAGAGTTGGTGTCAGTTGCATTACGGAACTGCCACTGCAATGTCCATTGTTTTGGATCATTGTTGATTCCAAACGTTGCCCGCTGGGAATACCCTGATCCAAACTGAACGCTACGCACGCGAGGCTTTGCTTTTTTTGCGGCTCCAAAATCAGGAGCAATATCAGGGAAAGTAGCCATCAGCTAAGAAGACCTCCAGGACGTTTTTGCTTGATCAATTCAGCCTGCACAGCTGCGCCAATCGCAGAACCAAGTGCTTTTGCATTTGGCTGGTCACCTTGCACGTTGGAGCCCGAAGCATCAACATTCACTACTACATTACCAACGCCGCCAGAAGACTCAACACCAAGCTTGCCATTGCGGCCGCGACGCAGCGGCATAATGGCTTCTGGACCGGCCTCGCCCATCAAGCCAAAGTTTCCAGCACCCCCGCTGGCATATTTAAAGAAGGTTGGCTTGGTTACGATGCCACCTCTAGCAAAAGGCATGATTTTGTTCTTGCCAACAGCCAAACCTTTAGCCGCTACAGCACCAACACTTCCAGGCAAAGTTGTTGGAGGAGTTGTTCCTTTGCCTACTACTCCTCCATTGCCGAACAAGCCAAATCCTTTGAAGGCTTGGAAGAAAGCCATTCTTGTAAATATTCTGGCAAGATCAGACAATACAGAGGCTGCAAACTCCTTGAAGTTTGCAGTGCCTGTAGTGACAAAGTCAGCCACTACATCTGCCATGCCAGAAAAGGCATTTGCAGCTGCAGCGCCAAGGTTCTCGTAAAGGTTGCCCATATCCTGTATACCGGCCTCGAAGGCTTCCTTAAATGACTCGAAGCTGTTTTTCTCTTCGTCATAGTTAGTTACTGTATTTCTTGCATCTTCGGCGGCCTCGCCCAACAGTTCCATTTTTTCTTTTATCAACCTGACCTGCTCTTCGAGTATCTTGCGCTCTTTATCGCTCAAATCTGTTCCGCTAACCTTTGCCTGCAGATCCAACAAACGCTGCTGCAATATCCTATTTTCAATATTAAATTGCTCGTTAATCGCAACAATTTGTTTTGCTATTTCAGGGCTTATGCCTTCAGACAGCAGACGCTTGTACTCCTTCTCGCTTTGGAATTTTTGCTTGATTTTCTCCGTAAGCCTGTTGATATTGTCAATGGATTTTTGCCCTAATTTATTTGTTACAGCTGATGCATCTGCCATCTGTTTGTCAAACAGCAGTGATTTTGCTTTCTCTTCTTGCGCCTTAATCTCAATGTCTACGCCATCTTTCTGTAGTTTGGCAAATTTAGCCTGCAAGTCGCTGCGTTCTTTTGACTGCTTGGCAAGCAGTTCCTCGACTTCGTTTTGCGCTTCGCTCACCGCCAACGCATCTCGCAACTTTCTTGTGATCTCTGCTGCTAAATCACGCCTTCTTTGCAGCGCTTTTGCTGCTTTGCTGTCGCCGTCTTTGTCGTCGTCTGTTACTGGTTTATATTTAAAAGGCTCGCCGTCTTCTTTTTCTGTTTTTCTAACACGAGTAATATCTGCAAGCTGTTTTTTCAAGCGATCTAGCTCTCTCTCTGCAGCCTGCCTCCTCCTTAACCTTGCAGCTCTCTCTCTAGCGCCTCTGCCGCCTTGATTTTCGCCAATAATTGTTTCTTGCTCGCTAATTTGTTGCTTAACAGTTGAAATTGCCTCGGCTTTCTGCGCTCCAGTTGCTCCCTCTGCGGCCCCAGCTTTTTTAACTCTTTCTAGAGCATCAGCCTGCCCGTTAATGGCCTTATTGATTGCAACAATGCCAGCGACGATGCCTCCAACCGCCAAAGCACCAGCAAAGATTGGGTTCAAAGCCATTACTGCAGTCAAGGCGCCGACAACTGTCGTTGCTGTTTTAACTGCTGCAACCATTGCCATTATCCCTTTGACAACCGCACCAATGACAGCGCCTGCTGCAAGTCCTACAAGCGTTGCAACCACTAGATCTAAATTGTCAATAACAGGCTTAAGCGCTTTGGCTAGATTCTTAGCGGCTTCAATTGCCTTGGGGGTAATTTCCTCAATAAATCGACCGAATGCGTTTTGAAGCTCTGCGCCAGTGTCTTTAAGGGCATTGCCAACGCCAAGCTTCATATTGTCAAACGCGACCGTCAAACGAGCGCCAGCTTCTTCGTTGGAAGAGGCTATGGTCTTCGCGGTGTCGTCAAACTCAACGCCTAACTGCCTGATGAAATTCATCAACTCATTTAGACCAACGGTGCCTGCTTTTAAGTTTTTCTGAAGCTCAGGCAGCGTCATCTTGTTCGCCTTGGCGAACAACGTCACGGCACCAGGCAAGCGTTCACCCAGCTGACCTGAAAGTTCTTCAGCGCTTACTTTGCCTTTACTGAAGACCTGCACCATCGCAGTGATAGCACCTCGAACATCTTCTGTTGAGCCGCCAGTAGCTTTAATTGCAGCAGTAACATTTTGGAAGGTAGTTGCTGCGTCAGCGACAGGACCACCAGCGCCAGTAACAGCTGCTGTAAGGCGAGTAATGCCACGAATCGCTGCCCCTTGCGGAACGTTGTAGTCCCTAGTCGCTTCAGCAGCAGCTTCTAAGGCCTCGCTGTAATTAGCTTGACTTTTTTCTGCATTGCCTTGTACATCTGTTACACCTTTAAGAGCAATTTGCAGTTTGCCAATTTCTGCTGCGTAGTCAGCTGAAGCTCCTAAAGCTTCCCTAAATGCACCTACCTGCGCACCAATCGCCGCACCAGCAAATGCACCCTCTACTCCACCTAGTGCGGCACCACCAGCTGCACCCAACGCGCCTTCAGGTCCACCAAAAATGCCACCTGAAATAACAGCACCCGCAATTTGAGTTGCCTGTCGAGCACCACCTCGGCGACCTTGAGTTGTCTTGCCAGCCTTGCCCATTTGGGCATCAAGCTTGGCAATATCTTTTGTTAACTGATTAAAAGCTCGACCACCAATCTTTGCTTCATCGCGAAGAGCTTTTAGTGCTGTGCTTTGAGCATTTATATTTGCAACGCTTTTTACGCTTGCATTGCCCTGAGCCAGAATCTCTTTTCGCAGAGAAGCGATCCTTGGCTTTGCCCCAGAGGCTCCACGCTCAAGCTGCTGGAGACTATTTTTTAACTTCTCAATTACAGCCTGACTGCCCTTGTCCTGAAAATCTATCGCGATCTTGAGGGTCTCAATTGCCTTTGCCATCAGAGCGTTTCCTCAGTTCGGATAGGGCCGTTGCCTCCAGAGTTTGAAGGCGCTCCAGCACGTCGCGGCGATCTTTCACATTGTATAGGTCAAATAAGCCGCCGGAAGACAGCAGCACCTCGTATTTCAAGCCGACGTAACCAGACATTGATGTTGACCACTGCGTCTGCATGCGCAAAAACATCATCACCGCCTCCCAGTTCTCTTCCCACACCTCAAAGTCAGTGTTTTCTGGCTCTTTCTTCTCGACAGGGATCTCTAAGCCAAACGCTGCAGCGTCGTCTTGGGTCTCATCTTCCACTCGATTGCCACCAGTGAGCCAGTAAATGGCGGCTTCCTTCAGTTTCCCGCTTCTGCCTCCGCATATGTTTTGGTGTAGCTGGACAAAACACCCTTCATCCAGTCGACATCGTCTGCGAAAAGCTCAAGCTCTTTCGAGGAAAACGGTACTGGCTTGCCATCCTCGTCTTCAATACCTTCCCAACCAACCAAAACCTTCTTAAGCAGTGGAAGACCAGAATCCTCACCCATCTTCTCAAGCTCTGAAAGCTTGACCCTTTTAAATACCGCAATAAACTCAAACTTGTCGAACTCTCCAGGACGATCAACGCTGGGCTCTTGGACTTCAACTGGCCACTTAAAGGTTTTTACCTTCTTACGAACAAAAGCCATTAGGTAAGTGCATAAGCCGGCTCAGCATACACAAAAAAAGGGAGCCCGCAAAGGCTCCCTGCAGACCCCAAACATCTGAAACTTACCTGAACTCAATTTCCAGTTCATCATTGCCTGCTGTACTAGGCACCGCAGTAAACGGAATCTCCAGCATCGCAATACCGTCAAGGTCTCCATAGGAGACATCGGCGATGTCAGCCTT